CTGATGCACGCGCTGATTCGTGAGATAGCGAATCACGTTGGGGTGGGCGAAGGCGAGATGAAGGACAACATTCTGAAGCGCAACTCTGAAGGTGTTTTTCCTTACTGGCCATACGATCTGCAAGCTACGTTGCCCAAACGGTTAAGCAAAGAGCGTCCAGAAGTTTTGCAGGTAGTGCCGGGCTTGGTTCCTAAATCTGAGTCAAAGCTCACAAAGCGCGAAGAGAGCGAGCTGATCGAAAGGTTGTACATGCTTGGGTCCGAGTGGGGCGTGCAGTTTTCTGAGAAAGTTGCGTGAGAACGCAGTATGAGTCCGATGAGGACCGTTTTAACGAGCAGAAGGTGATGAGCAAGGTACGGCGCCACTGGCGTTTAGACGGCTATCGTAAGCTGCCAAAATCATACGTTGTTGACTTTGCCCTTATCCGAAAAAACGAAGTGATTGGGTTTGCGGAAGTCAAACGCAGAAATGTAGCGTTCAACAAGTACCCCTCTATTTTTATTTCAATGCACAAAATTAAGGCGGCAAACGATATGAACAAACTGGGCTTTCATACCGCCCTAATTGTTGAGTGGAACGACGCAACCGGGTATCTCCTTTTGAATGACCCGCCTTGCAAGGTGACGTTTGGTGGACGGTCTGACCGGGGTGACCATGATGACCAAGAGCCAATGGCTCATTTCTCAACTGACAGGGTGAGGTTGTTGTGAGCAAGCTTCGCAAGTCTGCAAAGGGCCAGCCCTGCACGTTGCAGATATTTCCCTATTGCCAAGAAAACAGAGAGACGGTTGTGCTGTGCCATCTGAACAGCTTGGGTAAGGGGATGGCTTTGAAGAGTCAAGATTACTTTGCCGCCTACGGGTGCAACATTTGCCACGACATCATAGACGGCAGGCGTCAAACACTGATTGAGAAGGACGAGATATTGAAGTGCCAGATGAGGGGCTTGGAAAGAACTTGGGAAATTATGATTGGCGAGGGGTTGATTAAAGTTGCCTAAATCAGCGGTTGAGGAAGAGCTTGCGCTAGAGCTGAAAGCAAACCGGATAGGGTTTTGTAGAGAGGTGAGGCTGATACCTAAGCGGAAGTTTAGATGGGATTTTGTGATTAACAATTTGGCGATTGAAATCCAAGGAGGAATATTTAAGGGCAGCAGAGGAGGCCACACTAGTGGCAAAGGCTATCAGCGGGATTGCGAAAAGATGCAACTGGTAGTGATGGAGGGATACATCCCTGTTCACTTTACCTCAGACGATGTGAGGAAAGGCAGAGCAGTTGAAGTTATCAAGGAGCTTTTAAATGGGCGACATCACACCTCACCAGAAGTGGGCGCGGCAAACCGTTGAGGGCCTAGAGACTCTTACCGCAGCCGCTCGCAAAAGTCAGATCAGCGGGTACGTTATTGCGTACCAAGTTGTCGATGGCGAAAACTATGAAGTGCAAACCCACGCCGCTGGTGAGTTTGACGACTTGCCAACTGTCGCCGGTAACCTGTTTGCCGAAGCTATACGATTAACTTTGGCCGAGGTTGCAGATGAAGAATAGAAGCGTCGATCGGCACTTGGAGTTTTGCACCACGGACTACCAACGGCAGGTAATCAAGCTGCATATCAGCGGCTTGAGCCAATCCGCAATTGCCAAGCAACTAAGCAGGCATCCAAAGCGCGTCCATGCCTTAATCAGCACCGTCCACACAAAGGCAGCCCTTGCAGGGGTCGCTCCATCGTTCAATCTAGATCGAGAGACTGCGCCGGGCTTTGCTACTAAGCGAGTCTCCACCGCCTATAACACTGAAAACGAGATTGTATTGCAGTGGCACATTCAGGAGCCCATCAAGCAGCGATTAGAGCTTCTTCTGGAGCAGTTTGCGGAAGGGTTGAAGGATGAGCTGTCCGGGCTCCACATACCGCTAGAGCCCCCTAAAGCGATTGATAAAAACCTGATGTCTATATACCTAATTGGTGACCACCACATAGGTTTAAGCGCGTGGTCCGAAGAAACCGGATCAGAAGACTGGGACGTTAGTAAGTCAGAAAAAATCTTGGATGATGCGGTTGATCGATTAGTTTCGGTTTCACCAGCAAGTGAAGTCGGATGCCTAGTTAACTTAGGAGATTTTTTTCACATACAAGACGCCAGCTCAAGCACGCCCAATTCTAAGAACCTGCTTGACTCTGATGGAAGCTGGGGCCGAATCATTCGGGCCGGGTCTCACCTCATAAAGCGGGTGATCCTTCGTATGCTTGAAAAGCACAAAAAAGTCATGGTTGTGAATGCCAGAGGTAATCATGATCCCGATGCTGCGTTGTTCCTAAACACGGCGATACAAATGTATTTTGAAAACGATAAGCGAGTTGAAGTGCTGGATAACTTCAACAAGTTTGTGTGGTTTCGGTTTGGCAAAAATTTAGTCGTTACTCACCACGGCGACAAGATAAACGCCAACAGACTGTACGAGGCAATTACCCGCAACCTTAGAAAAGAATGGGGCGAGGCGGATCACGTTTATTGTTATCTGGGTCACATTCATCACCGGGACGCCAAAGAGGTAGGCGGCATGACGATTGAGCATTTTGGCGTGCTACCCCCGCCAGATTCTTGGCACAACGCTAGTGGGTACGGCGCAGAAAGGACGATGACCTGCATTGTTCTGCATAAAGAATTTGGAGAAGAGGCACGATTAAAGGTTAACGCGGAGAGACTTAAATGAGCGCATTCGATAAGCAAGTAAACGGCAATTGGTACAAGTTAATGATGATCCAGCCACTAGAGTATGCGCTGGCTAACGATATGGGGATCTGCGAGCACGCGGTCGTGAAGTACATCTCTCGCTGGAAGATGAAAGGCGGCGTGGACGACTTGAGGAAAGCAATTCACTACTGCGAGATTTTAATTGAGCAAGAGCTAGACCGGCCCTTGCTCACGAACCGGCACAAAGGAGACAGGGATGAGCGCAAGACTGATGGAGTATCTGGTGACTGATGAGCTGCGTAAGAAAGCAGATGAGTTGCTCGAACAATGGGCCCGAGAGTATGCGATTGACCAGACCGGAAATTTTGCAGCGGTTAACATCATGGATGGAAATTTTGCGCTGTCGGTTGCTGGAAAGCCAAACCCGCTTAAGCAGAAGATGAGTGCCAAGGAAACGCGGCCACAACCTCACGCAAGAATTCCAGAGTATCGAGCCAGCCAAATGGATCAAGTGATGACCCTGATTAAGAAAGTAAATCCTGATTACTTCTATGCACTCAAAGAGTATTACTTGCGAGGGACGGTGAAGGCCGTGGCCAAGGCGCTGCACTGGTCAGAGACCAAAGCAAAGCAAGCCAAGGCGGCAGGCTTTGACATGGTTGTGCTTATTCTGGAGGAGCGTGGGCTGTAGATCTCAATTGAATCAAGAAGGCTTTTACGGCTAAGTGCTCGCTATCTGTTAGCCAAAGCTCAAAGGGCCGAAGCCCTGCTTGTCGTTTGCGTTCACGCTCTGATCGTTTTCGTTCTGCGTCTGTTTTCATGCTATCACCCCTTCCAGCTTCAAATGCTTATCGACAAGAACGCCATCCAATGCTGAAAGCTCGCTAGGCGTTAAAACCCCAGCGTTGTACATTTTTTCCAGCCACACTTCTACCTTGTCCAATTGCTCAACAGTTTTGGCGGTCTTAATCTTGCTCAATGAGTATTGGTAATAATTCATGCTTGCTCCCTGGCGGCTTACGCCGCCTTCCTTGTTGCTGTTAATGTTGCTTCTTTGTACCAACCTGTGACCCGTGGCTTCCAGCCTTCAGTTTTTAGCTCCTCGGCTCGCTTATAAGCATCTTGTATTCTGTTGAAAGTTTCGTAAATTCTCTCAACCTTTTCTTCTTTAGGTGCAAGGTAAAGATCTTGGCCATGACGCTGATTCAACAACTTTTGCAGAGCGGCAATGTGATCGGTCATTGCCTGATACTGAAGGTTGTTTTTGCGAGCAGCGCTAAGGTCTTTGCTGTAATTTTCGATCAAAGGTTTAAGGTTAATAAGGTTCATACCAGCCAATTGGCTCTTAATCGAATCAATGATTTGAATCGTTAGCTCGTGGCTTTTCTCAATCGGAAGCTCATGCGATCCCGGACACTCGCCCTGAAACATTCCCCAATCGACGGTGTAGCCATGCTTGGCAATCGTGCCCGTCTTGTTGTTAACCGCTTGCACTGAACCGCATACTTGGCAGGTGCCTTTGTGTGTATGTTTTGCCATCCTCGTTTCTCCTTGTTGGTTAAGCGCCGCCGAACCCCGACGACAAAAGAATTATCTCATGTGACTAGTCACAATGCAAGTATTAATTTAGCTATGCAATTGCATACCTTGTCTCTGCAATTGCAGCACCGCAGTTGCGGCGGGATTCACCGCAGTTGCGGTGCGACTTACTACGCAATGAGGTAGGGGGGTTAATCTGTGTGTGTTAATTATTGACACGTTATTAATGGGCAATTTTTAGTCGCAAAAGAATCTTGTGCGGTCGCCCTGAGTAGGGTATAAGTATCCATAATTGCAACACCTGACCCCATCGGACCGCCTCTTGGCGGTTTTTTTATGCCTTGGAAAAACTTTACTAAAGATGAATTCGCTTGCCGCTGCGGTTGTGAGAGCAACCAGATCCGTGACGAGATCATTGACGCTGTGCAAAAAATACGCACAGAGGTTGGCTATTCTCTCGTTGTTAGCTCTGGCTTTCGGTGCAGTGAACACCCAGTTGAGAAAAACAAGACCAAGCCGGGTACGGGCACGCATTGCAGAGGCATTGCGGCTGATCTTGCGGTATCTCACCGGCAGGCAAAGGAAGTTCTGGCCGTTGCTTTGGCATTGGATCTCGGCGGGGTGGGTGTTCACCAGAAAGGGGATGGCCGGTTTATACACATTGATGTTGACCCCGAAAGGCAATCGCTTCTCTGGACGTACTAATCGCCGCAGCTTCGGGAATCGGATCTACGGCGAGAAAGATATTAACGATTAAAAAAGAGCTGCAATCCCTCCCAACTCCTCGGCGGCTCTTTCCCTCTGTAACGAGGGTTTTATTAACCAACTGAGAAACATTGAATGAGACGAGTTTTAGTGAACCCTAGACGCCGGGACTACACCCCGATGACGTTTACGCAGGCAATTGATTCTGATATCCCGTATGCGGTTGATTTCAGCGTTTCGGCAAGCGACCGGGGTACAAGTGTTTCATCGGTTTCAGCAGAATCCAAAGGGCCACGGTCCATAAGCATCACAACCCCTACTGTCAGCGACGGCGTTGGCACTTTTTACGTTAGCGCCACATCCAGCGGTCAAGGGCTGGTAAAGGTCACCGCAAACTACGCAGACGGCAAGCAAGAAACCCAATACATGACGGTCGTTATGAACGATCCCGAGTACAGAACAACAAACTGAGGAGAGTGAGATGGGAGAGCAAATCAACATAGATGAAATCAACGGCAGGCTGAACTTCTTGGCGGAGCAGCGTAATGCTGCCCAAAACGAGAACGTCATCCTTGCTGGTCGCTTGGCGGCTGCAATGGCAAAAGTGGCTGAGTTAAGCCCTGAACCAGAGTTTGAAGAAGTAGAAGAAGATGGGAACGACAGCAGCGAATAAGAACAGAGCGGTTCGGAAAGAGGCGCTTAGAGAGCAGTTGAGCCATCAAGGCCATGTTCAGCATGTCGTTGATTTACTTGACGAAGTCAAAGATCTGAGTAAGGCGCTTGATCAGCATGAGTTGGCTCGCTACAAGGTTGTGCTTGATACCAAGCTGAAGCTCATCTCGAAGTACCTTCCAGACCTGAAGTCCGTAGAACATACAGGCGATGAAGATGCCCCAATTGCAATCGCAGCCTACGAAATTAACTGGGAATAGAGTCAGCCTTCCGAAAGCTTTCAAAGAGCTGGTTGAGCCTCACAGATACAAGGTTTACTGGGGCGGTCGCGGTTCAGGTAAGAGCTGGGCCTTTGCTACAGCGTTATTGCTGCTAGGTGCTGGTACTAAGCCTAAGCGCATACTTTGCGCCAGAGAGATCCAGAGAAGCATTAGAGACTCTGTTCACAACCTGTTGGCTGATCGTATCAAGGCATTGGGCCTGAGCCACTTCTACCAGATCCAACAGCATGAGATTAAAGGGCTGAACGGCACGCAGATCATTTTCTCTGGGCTGTACGCAAACCCTGAGAGCTTGAAGTCGCTTGAGAGCATAGACATCTGTTGGATCGAGGAAGCATCGACGGTCAGTGAGAACTCATGGCGGCTGCTGATTCCAACGATCAGAAAAGAGGGGTCTGAGATATGGGCAAGCTTCAACCCGGCATTAAAGAGCGATCCTGTGTACCAGAGGTTTGTCTTGAACAAGCCTAGTGATGACGCTTTGGTTAAGAAGGTTAGCTGGCGTGATAACCCGTGGGTCACTCAGCCACTCAAAGACGAGATGGAGCGGCTCAAAGAGTACGACTTTGAAGAGTATCTGCACGTTTATGAGGGCGAGCTAAAGCAGTTTGCTGACGGCGCCATCTACGCCAAGCAGCTCAAGAAGGCCAGAGACGACAACCGCATTACTTGGTTGCCGGTAGAGTCAGCGCCTGTTCACACTTTCTGGGATCTGGGCAGAAACGACACAACGGCTATTTGGTTCATGCAGCAGATCGGCATGTCTTATCGCTTCATTGATTACTACGAGCACCGGCTGGTTGACCTAGATCACTACGCCAATGTGCTGAGAGACAAAGATTACCTGTACGGCACGCACTACTTGCCGCATGACGCAGAACACCGCGTTCTGGGCTCTGGTAACCGCTCAAGGCGAGAGATCCTTGAAGGGCTGGGCGTTTCACCATGCAAGACAGTGCCGCGCATAGACAGCGTTGAGAACGGCATAGCAATGGTGCGTGACCGCTTTCCTAAGTGCTTTTTCAACGGTGAGACATGCGAGAGCGGCTTGAACTCTCTTGCCAACTATCAATACGTCTGGGACGAGCGATACGACACGTTCAGGCAAAACCCACTCCACAACTGGGCCAGTAACGGCGCTGATGCGTTTCGCATGTTCGCGCAAGGTTACGAGGAAGAGGTTGAGGAAATAGACTTGGATTTCAGTTCAGAATGGTAAACAGATCATCAAAGAAAAAGCAGGCTATTGTAGACGAGGCGCTTGATCGCTTTGAAACAGCAAGCGATAGTTGGTCATACTGCTATGACGCTGCGCTTGAGGATATACGCTTCGTGGACAGCGAAGACGGCCAGTGGGATGACTCAACACGCCAAAGCCGTGTAAACCGCCCATGCTTAACCTTCGACAAGCTTTCGTCTGCCGTTGATCAGGTTGTTGGCCAGCAGTTGCAGATGCTGCCGGGTGTTAAGATTCGCGGCGCTGAAGAGGGCGACCAAGACGTTGCCGAGATCTATGAGGGCCTCATCAGGCAGATCGAGCAGCGATCAGGAAGGGCCTACAAGACAGCATTCAAGTTCAGCGTGAAAGGCGGCTGGGGCGTCTGGATGATTGACCACGACTATGTGGACGATACTTCGATGAATCAGGATATCATCTTGCGAGAGATCAAGAACCCGTTCTCGGTCCTGTTTGATCCCATCATTCAAATCCAAGAGCTGAAAGAGTGCCGCTATGCCTTTATGTTTGAGGACATGGACAAGGAAGAGTTTGACCGCTTATACCCCAAGGCAAAGACCGGGGTTGGTGAGCAATTTTATAGCACCGGCAACCAGCGCGCTTGGATCAATGAAGACACTGTTCGGGTTGCTGATTACTTCCGCATCGTCTTTGAAGACCGTCGGCTTGTTCAACTATCAACGGGTGAGGTGGTCGATTATGAAGATATAGAGCCCATCATTGACGAGCTGAACTTTAAGGGCGTGACAATCACTAACGAGCGTTTGGTCGAGGGCCGCAAGCTGGAACGGTTCAAGATGACCGGGCTGGAGATCCTTGAAGAGTACGAGTGTGTTGGCCGTTACATTCCGCTGGTCCCGCTTCTGGGCAAGACCTCAAACATCAATGGCAAGTTTCTGACTCGCGGCTTGGTTCGCAAAGCTAAAGACGCGCAGCGCATGTACAACTACTCTCGGTCCACAGCAATCGAGGTGACAGCGTTGCAACCCAAGCAGCCGCTCATGGCAACGCCTGCAATGATCAAGGGGCATGAAGAGCGCTACCGCAACCTGATGACCTCTAATGATCCGGTCTTGTTGTTTAACTTTGACAACGGTCAGAAGCCATTCAGAGAGGCACCGGCATCTCCTTCGACTGCCCTGCTTACAGATGTGCAGATCAGCTCAGACGACATCAAGAGCACCACTGGCATCTTCAATGCCAGTCTTGGCCAGCAAGGCAACGAGACATCAGGGCGTGCTATTCGAGAGCGTCAGTTGCAGGGCAACATCGCCACCTATGAGTTCGTTGATGAGCTGGTTGAGTCTATCAAGTACACGGGTGAAATCTTTGTGGACATGATTCCGAAGATCTATGACGCAGAGCGGCAGGTTCGCATACTGGGTGAAGACGACCGGGAAGAGGTCTTGATGATCAACAAGCCCCAGCTTGATCTGCAAACCGGCGAGACGATCATTATTAACGACCTGAACCGGGGCCACTACGATGTGAAGGTTACATCTGGCCCAAGCTTCTCAACACGCAGAAGCGAAACAGCAGAGCAGCTCGGCACGTTGTTTGGCCAAAACCCCGCAATGGCGCAGCTTGGCGCAGACATATACTTCAAGTCTCTTGACCTTGTGGGCGCCGATGAGCTGATTGAGCGCGTTAGAAAGGCTGGTATTAAGGCCGGGGTGATAGAGCCCAACGACGAAGAGAAGAAAGAAATAACCGCAGGCGATCAACAGCAGCAGCAGATGAAGGCCCAAGCCATGCAAATGGAAATGGCCATGAAGCAGGCTGAGATTGCCAACGAGCAGGCTATGGCTAAGGAGCGAGACTCTAAGGCTGTCCTGAACACCATCAAGGCGCAGGTTGAGCAGTTAGAGTTGGCACAGGCCCAGCAAGACCTAGAGGCGCAGCGCATTGCAGCTATGAGGCTGCGTCAGACAGTAGGGATGCCCATCCAATGAGCCCAGCTAAAGGTAAAGCCAAGGTTAAAACAACCGCGTCAGGTAAGAAGGTTAGCTACGGACAGAAGGGCGCAAAGGTAAAGCCCGGCACTAAGAAAGGCGATGCGTACTGCGCTAGGAGCGCCGGTCAAATGCGATCGCACCCAAGTGCCGCAAGAAACCCCAACAGCCCTCTGAGATTGTCCAGAAAGCGCTGGGATTGCTCTGGAACTAAATCGAGGAAGACATAGTGAGCTTGTACAAAAATATTCACGCAAAGCGAAAGCGTATTAATTCAGGCAGCGGCGAAGCTATGCGAAAGCCCGGTGCTAAGGGCGCACCCACCGCTAAATCCTTTAAGAAAGCAGCCAAGACTGCCAAGAAGAGGAAGTAATCATGCCAAGAGTAGGAAGCAAGCACTTCAGCTACAAGCCAGCCGGTATCGCCGCAGCCAAGAAGGCAGCGAAAAAGAGAAACGTCAAAGTTAAGTACGGGAAAAAGAAATGAACAACGCAATCGCACAAATGTTGGCAGGGCGAGCACCGGCACAACGACCGCAACAGAACGCCATTGGCAATGCAGTGCCACAGCAGATGAAGGCCGCAATGCCTAGACCACAAATGCCTAGACCACAAATGCCGGGACCGCAAATGCCTAAGCCGCAGATGCCCGGAATGCCTCAAGGTATGCAGAATCAAATTCAGCCGCCAGCGCAGCCCGGTAAGCAGCAAGCAGTAAGAGGCAGAGACGGCAGGATGTACAGCATCGTTGTTGATCCCACCACGGGACTGCAAACCTTTAGCCCGTATCAGGGCGGTATGTAATACATGCCAGCATCGCCAAGACTCCAAGCTCTGCTGAGGGCAAAAGAAAAGAACGAGATTGGCAACTTCCTGTCTGCTGTTTTGGGTGGTCAAGAAGAGGTTGGTGGTATTAGTGCTGACCGTTACATGGAGATCATGGACCGCAGCCCATACGGCACAGGCATTCCTATGTCTGTTGGTTACGATGAAGACTCAACTATGTCGCCATTAGACATGGCCGCAATAGTATCTAGCGCAATACCTGTTGTTGGTGATGTCACTGGGTTGGCAGCAGACGCTGATATGTACGCCCGCGATCCTGAGTCTAGGAACATGATCAACTACCTGTTAAGTGCTGCTGGTGCTATCCCTTTGATACCGGCAGCATCGCAAGTAAGAAAGACCATCAAGGCCTACCACGGATCGCCGCACGATTTTGATGAGTTTAGCACTGAGGCAATTGGTACAGGCGAAGGCGCACAAATGTATGGACACGGCCTTTACTTTGCTGAAAGCGAAAAGGTTGCAAAAGAGTACAGAGATCAATTAACACAGCGGGACATCGACTACGAGGAATGGTTGATGGGCAAATACAAAGAAGCAGAAAGAAACCAAGATTACTCGCGCATGGATATGTACGAGCGCGCCATGATGCACGACACTCCGGCAGACTTTAGAGATACGGCGTCTGACCTTGACTACGATGAAGATTATCGAGGATTGGCTGAAGAGATAGCAGAAGAAATTGAAGAGTACGGACCAAACTTAGGGCGTATGTATGAGGTCGAGTTAAGCGTTACTGATCGAGAGCTTTTAGATTGGGATAATCCCGTATCGAGCCAGTCAGAAGAGGTTAGAACCGCAATAAAAAAAGCAAAAGATAAATTTAAATATAAATTGACGGATGCAGACAAAAAAGTTTTTGATGAATTGATGGCTGACTACTCTCCAGAAGATTTGAAAAAAATAGATCTTGAGGGGAAAGAAATCGCGAAAACCAAGACGGGTCGTGATGAACTGTACGATCTAACTAATTCGATTGAGGCTAACTTCAACCAGAAAGTTAAAGAAATAAACAACACGATGAGTCAAATAGCAAAAGAAATCGACGACATCTCTGTAGGTCACCGTAATTTCTTACCGGCAAATGAGCAAAAAGGATTTGATCTTTTGCAAAGGTATGACGATTTAATGACTGAAAAAATGTCAATGAATAGAAACTTCCCATCAATAGCCGCAAAAACATTAAATGAAGAAGGCGTGAAAGGCGTTAAGTATGCTGATGCTTTCACAAGGCACAAGCCAAATGGAAAAACATTTAATTACGTTATTTTCGACGATCGTATTGTTGATATCGCAAAGAAATATGGCGTCGCAGTTCCAATTGCTGCCGTCATGTTGTCAGAGATAACGGGCGACGATCCCAAGTCTTTATACGACGAGACTTAAGTTTTTCGGTCTAACACTGCCGACTCAGTGTTACTAGGGCAAACCCACCGCCCTGTATAAAGCCGCCTCCGGGCGGTTTTTTTATGGTGGGGCACAATTCGTGGAGACGAACTCATGACTGATGCAGCGATAGCTGAGGACACTTCGGTGTCTGCGGAAAATGAATCTGCCGTAGAAGAGATTCAAGAGCCTTCGGGCGAAACCTCTGATGCCGTTGAGGCAAAGGAGCCATCCGACGCTGATCCCGTCGAATCTGAAGAAGATGTGCAAAAAAGGCGCAACTCCTTTCAAGAGCGGATCAACCAAAAAACTCGGCAAGTACGAGAAGCGGAACACAGAGCACAGGAAGCGGAGCAACGCGCCAATCTGCTAGAGCAGCGGATGAATCAAAATCTTCCACAACTGGACAGCTTTCCAGATTTGGCAGATTACGATTACGACCAAAATGCTTATCAGCACGCGGTGGTGCAATACAACGCAGCCTTGAACCAGCGAACGGTTCAGCAGGCAATGACCCAGCAGGAAAAGCTTCAAGTCGAACACCTTCGACAACAGGCTAACCAAGCAACGGTTGATGCCTTTAAGACACGCTCGCAGGCTTTTGCGGCTGACCAGCCAGATTTTATGGCAAAGGTTAGTGCACCAAGCTTTGTTCAAGGCGAGGCTATGCAACAGGCAATTATCTTGTCTGAGAATGGCCCAGCCTTGGCTTACCATCTTGCGTCAAACCCACAAAAGGCCAATGCAATTAATTCAATGGCTCCGGGTATGGCGATGATGGAACTTGGGCGCCTAGCTCAAGCTTTGTCTCCTTCGAGGACTGTCACAACATCAAGCGCCCCCTCACCAGCAAAGCCGGTCAGGTCGAATGGAAAGGTTGAGAAAGACCCGGACAAGATGACCCCAGCCGAGTACGCAAGGTACAGGGGCTACAGAAAATAAAATAGAGGCTTATCATGGCTAATGCTTTACTGACGCCCAGCGTCATCACTAAAGAAGCCCTCGCTATTCTTCATCAGAAATTGAATTTCGTGGGTAACATCAACACACAGTACGACGACCAGTATGCAAAATCTGGCGCAAAGATTGGTAACGATCTCAAGATCCGCTTGCCAAACGAGTTCACTGTTCGCAGTGGCGCGACTCTTTCATCTCAGGATGTTGCAGAATCATCAACTACCTTAACGGTAGACACTCAGAAAGGTGTGGACTTCACGTTCTCATCTGAAGAGTTGACGATGCACATCGACGAGTTCAAAGATCGTTACCTTGAGCCTGCAATGTCTGTACTTGCTGCCAACATCGAATCCGATGCCCTGAGCATGTACAAGGACGTTTACAACTTCTATAGCGGCGTTGGTGCTGCTAACAGCTTTGGGAACATCACCCAAGCACAGAAGTTGCTGACGGACAGCCTTGCGCCTTACGGTGATCGCTCGTACCTGCACAACCCGCAGTCTGTTGTAGACATGCTGGCCGATACCAAGGGTTTATTCCAAGACTCTTCAAGTATTAGCAAGCAGTACAAGGATGGGCAGTTGGGCAAGATCGCTGGCTTTGAGCACTATGAGAACACTCTCATGCCTGTTCATACCACTGGTACTGCCGCAGCAACCACTGGCTACTTGGTCAACGGCGCGTCACAGTCTGGCTCTAGCCTGACGGTAGATGGCGGCACAACAACGTTCCTCAAGGGTGACGTTATCACCATCGCTGGCGTTAACCGGGTACACCCT